CCTCGCTCCCCGCCCCGGAGACCGAGAAGGCAAAGGTGTTCTGGGCTGTCCACGCCGGACCTCCGCGCACCCTCAGCAGCCGGTGCACCACGTAGCTCCGCGACTGGCAGCGTATCGAGACGGCACCGTTCACCGCGCCGATAAGCGGCGGACTGTCAGGCTCCCACGCCTCGATCGTGATCGGCACGCCGGAGGTGCCCGACGCGGGCACGTCCCACGTTGCCGCGAGCTGTCCCTCGCCCTTGATCTTGACCGTGTCCCCCGGCGAGAGGCTGGTCACGCTCGCGAGGGTGTTGTACGGGTTAAGCTCGCTGCCCGTCCCATTGGACAATGCCGACAGATTGACAAAAACTTTTGCCATCAGACCTCCCTCTCCACCGCGTCGCGCTCGTCCACCGCAGGCCCAAAAGTCACGCCTGCGCCGAGCGTCCCTGCGTTCCACCGCGCGCTGTCCCGCGCGTCGGCCTCGAGCTTCCAGCGCGCCACGCAGCCCGTAAGCTGCTCTCCGTCCATCACCCGCTGCACGTCGGCGTGCCTGAGCGCACGGTCGTACATCTGCACATCCGAGATGCGGCCGGCAAAATGCGCGCTCGATCCGTCCGACCCGATCACCAGGTCAGATGTCGAGTGCGCCCACGTGTGGCCCGCCGGCAGCGTCAGCTGGCCGCCGATGGACATGCCGTCGGTATACACGCGCAGCGCGGTGCCGTCCCAGGTGAGCGCGTAGTGGTGCCATCCGTCGTCGCCAACGAGCACCCCGCCGAGGGTTTTCACGTCGGCGGCGCTGCCGCCGTTGTCGGTCACGAGCTGGCCGTACACCTCCCCGTAGGACGTGCCCGCGCTCGGGGCCTGCACGAGCGCGAAGCCGCGCGGGGGCGAGGTCGTCGCACACGCAAGCACGCGCTGTGAGAGTGTGCTCGACGGACGCGCGCACTTGACCCAGGCGGCCAGCGTGAAGGCTGCCGGCTTGATCCCCGCCGCGTGCGGCACCGTGATGATGCTGTCCGCCGCCCCGCTGAGATACGCGCACGCCGCGAAAGGCGGCCGCGTCGCGCGGTAGCGGGGCGACACGTACGCCGCCGCAGCAGGCGTGCGGTTGTGCATGGCCACCGCATCGAGCCTCTGCCTGCCACGCGTCTCGCCCGGCCAGATGCCCCAGGCATTGTCGTCCGCGGCAGGGCAGAGCTGCCACTCCAGCATCAGCGGCACGCCCGCAGACCGCAATGCGTCGTACATGCCGAGCACCTTGGCGCCGGCCGGGTCGTTGTGCGCGGCCACGGCGTCCCCGGAAATCCGCGCGCCGAACTCGGTCACGATCAAGGGCCGGTCCGCGCCCCACCTCTCGACGCACTCCTCCGCGAGCGCCGCCACACTCTCCACGGTGTAGTCGGTGCCGTCCGCGCCCAGGTAAGGATGCACGCCCACGGCGTCGAGCACGTCCGGCAGGCAGCGGTGCGGGAACGCCCGCGCGAAATAGTGCGCCCCCGAGGCCCGCGCCACGCCGCGCCCGTGGCCGCCCATGCAAAACGCCGCCGGATCCGCGGCCTTGATGACATTGGCAACGGTGCGCAGGTAGACGCTCGCGGCGGAGTGCCAGAGCACGTCCTGCGGCGCCGCGTAGCTCGCGGGCGTGCCAAGCGCGACGTTGGTCTCCGGGAGCACCCCAGCGCCCCAGCCGTAGACGTCCAGCTCACCAGAGATGCACCAGCCCGCCAGCGCATCGTGTGCGCCGAATGCGCTCACCATCTGCGCGCTGATCTGCCGCAGATAATCGCACGCCGCGGAGGCCGGGTCTGCCACCGAGCTCACCGGCGCCCCCACGACATCAGCAGGGTCCGCCGCTCGCCAGAAAGGCACCACCAGCAGCGACACCCGCCTCGAGGAGGCGTAGTCCAGCATGTTAATGACCAGGTCGATGTAGGGCTGGCGCAGCGTGTAGTGGGGTGCGGCGTACCTCCACACGTACCTCTCGAGATTGGTCTTGTACCGCGGCGCGATGGGCACCCGCAGGACCTTGGCGCCCACCGCCGCCGCGTGCTCGATCGCCTCGCGCCAGGTGGTGGTGCCCGAGGTGAACGCCCTCTCGAACGGGTAGAAGGAGTTGAACCCGATATGCCCGCGCAGCGCCTCGCCCCCCAGGTAAAGCCTGCGCCCGTTTGCGCGCAGCTTAGGCATCAGGCAAAAGTCCCGGAGGCCAGGTAGTGGCAGTTGGCCATTGTGCCTGAGCACGTGATGTTGATCCGCCAGCCGCCATCGACGCTAATCAGCCCGCCCAGGTCGATCTCCACGAAGGCATTGTCCGCCAACGTGCGGGTGTACGCCTGCAGCACGGTCGATCCGTCCTTGATCTGTACTGTGGCTGGCGCGCTCGCGGAGGCGAGCCGCACCACGACCTTGCGCAGTCGGTCTCCTGCCGCGCCGCCATTGGCCCCGAGCGCGATGTCAACGGCCGTCGTGACGCCCGCACCGGCCTGGTACTGCACGCCCGAGTCGTAGCCGCCGAAGCCGTGCCGCTTGTCCTCTCGCGAGAACATGTTCTTGACCCAAGTCCACGCCGAGCCGTCATTCTCGTACGCTTGATATCCAACCAGCATATAGCTTCCTCAGGTAATCCCCCGCACGTTGCGCACGAGGTAGTCGTACTCGTCCACCGCCTGGTCGCCGGCGCCGCCGTACTGCGCCACCACCGTCACGCGCCGCGTCTCAAGGACGTTGCCGCCCAGGATGGCGTTGTCCGCGGGCGTGAGCGTGATCTCCACGCTCGCGGCCGGCGTGAGCGGCGTGTCGGCGCGCACCTGCTGTCCGGTGGTCAGGCAGTCCACGCGATAGCTCACCGCGCTCGGCACGGCCGGTGCCCCGGTCTTGTCCAAAAACTCGACCGTCAAATACTTCGTGGAGCGCTCGCGGACCTCTTGCATGCCGCACCCGGCAGGTCTGGCTCAGCCTCAGGACAGCGAAATCGACATATCGAGGGTCCACGTCTGGCCCGAGACCTTCGTGCCCTGGCTGCTGACCTTCCGGTTTAAGTTCTTCCCGGCCCCGGACGAGGTGTTACTCACGGAAAACTCGTTCCAGGCGTAGTTGGCATCCGCCGAGCCGAACACAGCGCGAAAGGTCACCGTCTGTCCGCTGCGCTGCGGGTAGCCCGTCGCCATCGGCCGGTAGACCTTGTTGGTGCTGGCCTGCAGGTCCGTCTGCGTCGCGGACTCCGCGGTGGACGAGTCGCCCACGCCCAGATAAGCGTTGGCGTTGCTGTAAGCGGTCGGCGAGCCCAGCCCGCAGAGCAGATCCAAGAGCTCCTGGATGCCCTCGTTGAGGAGGAGATTGCCGTCAACCTCCGACACCGCGTAGGGCTCGCCGCGCGCATACGCGCCGTCGTCCGCATACCTGCGGATGGTCCACTGCGTCTTGTACCTGATCGTGTCGACTGCCTGCATAATGTTCTCCTAGTTGAGGGTGAAGCGCACGGAGCGGCCCCGAATCGCGAACCGCATGCTCCTGGAGCGCATTGCAAACCGCATGCTCCGCGCGCGCGGGGTGAACACCATGCGGGCGATACGCGTTGCGCCGGGCTGGATCACCAGCACCACGTCCATGCCAGAGGCATGCTCCAGCACGAGCACCAGCGCCTCCAGCGCCAGCAGCTCTGCCGCGGAGCCCGCGTCCGAGAGCGGCACCTGCACGCTGATCGCGCCCAGGGCATCGAGGCCAGAGGCCGCATCTGCGATGGCCACCAGCGTGGAGGACAGCACGGACAGGGCATCCACGCCCGCACCGCTGTCCGCCACCACCGGCAGCGTGACGCTGATCGCCAGGGCCTCGGCGCCGGAGCCTGCATCCGCCGCGGCCGCCTGCACCGCGATCGACACCGCGTCGCTGCCCAGGCCCGCATCCGTCAACGCCTTGATGATGTCCGTGATGACGGACACCAGGTCGGACGCGGATCCGGCGTCGGTGAGCGACACGCTCACCGTCATCGACACCGCGTCCGCGCCGCTCGCCATCTCGGATAGGCCGAGCGTCACCGCGATGCCAAGCGCATCGGACGCTGCCGCCGCGTCCGACACGGCCCGAAAGATCTGCTGCAGCACGCTCACCGCGTCCGCGCCTGCGCCAGTGTCACCTAGAGGCACCTGCGCAGACACTGGCCCGAAGCCGTCCGCCCCGGCACCGATGTCCGCCAGGCCCACGCCTACCGCAATGCCAAGCGCATCCGATGCTGAGGAGATGTCCGAGATGCTCACCGTCTGACCGCCACCGCCGAGCGAAAAAAAGACGTGCTCGTCCTCCTCATACACGTCGTAGAAGCTGCGCACCGCCTCGAGAATCTCGTACCTGTCGAGCGCAGCGTCGAAAATCAGCGCGCCCTCGAAGAGCGCGTTGGCGGCGCCGCGGCCGCCAGACTCCCAGTTGCCGATCGTCGTGGCGCTGATGTTGTTGTTGACCGCTCCGGGGAGAGCGCTGCTGGAGACCTCCTGGTACTGGTCAGTGTCGACGGCGAAGCGATGCACGCCGCCACCGCACGACCAGCTCCACGTCTGATGCGCGCCCGCAGTCGCCGTGAGGGTGGAGTTGATGGGCGTGCCGTTGACGTTGGCGTTGAGCCTGATCAACCCGCCGCCAACGTCGCCAAATGCGAAGATCGCGAGGATCTGCCCGGACGGGGGGCGCAGGCTCCAGATATAGTGGTACGTGCCCTGCACAGGCAGCTGCGGGAACACCCCGCGCGCAACCACGGTCACCGGGCGCTGCGCGATTGCCGACATGAGCGGGTCGCGCGGCAGCCGGATCTGTCCGCTCCCGGCGTAGGTCGCCGTCGGCACGATGGCTCGGCCGGTGGGCGTAGCGCGCGCCAGGTCCGCCGGATACTGCGTGCCGGTGCCCTGCGCCTGGTGGATCGAGTAGCCGCCGCGAAAGTACGTGCGCGTCCAATCCGCCGCATGCCAGCCGCATAGCAGCTCGGCAGCGAGCGGATGGCCCGCCCTCAGCCTGGTGCGCTCGCCTGGCGCAGGCTGCCGGGCTGCTCGGCTTTGGAGCGAGAGATACGCCATCAGACGGGCGCCACCGTGTACGGCGTGATCTTGACTGTGCACTCAGTGCCGGACCCGGCATTAATCTGCTGGCCGGACTGGTTGCGGATGAAGAAAAGCGCCTTGATGACACCGTCAAATGCGATGCGCCGGGTGATGCGCTGCGCTGAGGTCGTGTTGGCCAGGGGGAAGGAGCCCACCAGCTCGGCGCCCTCGGTAGACGCAAAGCCCGCCGACGGCGTCGACGGCGTGGCTGTCACCGACGATCCGGCGGTGTCGTCTGAGGTTCCATCGACATCCTGCCGGATCATCCAGAGCTCGATGACGGCGTTGGCGGCCGGGGCGGTTGCGAAGCCGTTGATGTACAGCGTCGCCTTGGCGTACGGGCGCGGGTCGGTGGCGTTATCCAGCACCGTGTTGTTGCCCGCGACCTGGCCATTGGTGATGTTGGCCGCGATCGACACCACGGTGGTCGGAGACGCCTCGACGATCTTGAGCGACATCACTCACCTCACGGAGTCACGTTGAGCGCGTACGACACGTCATCGACGGTCACGTAGTCGGCAAAGGCGCGATTAATCGCCGTCACCGTGCTGGTCGTGCGGCTCGGCCCGCCGATGGCCGCTTGCGCGTGCGTGGCCTTTTCGGTCAGCCCCGCCAGGACGCTGGCCGCATCCGTGCCCCAGATATCCACGACGGCGTTGCGCATCTTGGCGCGGGTCATGTCGATCGGCGAAAAGTCCATCATCAGGCGCCACGCGTCGCGCTTGCCGGCGGACAGGCTGTCGTATTTGGCGATGCCCATCGCCTCAAACAGCTGCGCCCTGCCTGCCTGCGTCATCCAGGCGTCCACGTCCGACGGCGAGTTGAGCCAGCTCGCAAGCATCGTGTCGTCCCGGTTGGCCAGTGCCTGCACCACGACAGGGTCAATGGCTGCGCGCAGGTACGCCACGACGGCAGATCTTTGGGCAGTCTTGAGCATCTCACCTCCTCCACATGTCCCACATAACCACGCCGATGATGATGATCATCGCGATGATGGCCCAGTTGAGCAGCAGCCGCCACATCTCTGTCACAACGACCTGGGCATCCATGACATTGGCAATCTGGTAGTAGCGCAGCAGCTCCCAGCTCATCGGCCGAGCAACCCCCGCAGCGCGTACCACAGCGCCGCGAGCCAGAACAGCAGCGCGTGCAGCAGCCTCATCGCACCACCAGCGAGCGCAGCTTGCCGTGCCGCTCGTACCACAGCCGCCTGACGCCGTGCTGCCTTGCGGCCTCCAGCACGCAATGCATCTGCTCGCGCCCCCACGTCCCGTGCATCAGGCTCACATACATCTCACCGTCGTGCAGCACCCGCGCAAGGCACACTGCCACCATCTCGTCCGTCTCGCGTCGGTCGTACCCCGTGACGCCGTCATGGATGTCCGACTCGTACACCCTGACCTCGTAGACGATCGGGCGTACATGAGCGTGCATGTCATTGCTCCTGCGCAGGCTGTGGCGGCGCGGTGTCGCCGGGTGCAACGTCGTCGAGCCCAGCGAATGTGTCCACCGCCCGTCGCGCCAGTCCATCGGCGCGCGCCTTGCCGAGCTCGTCCTGCGCGTCGATCTCCACGCCCAGCCGCCCCGCGATCGCGGAGATCAGCCTGAGCGCGGTCTCCTCCGAGAGCCGTCCCTGATCCACCGCCATGCCGGCGGCCACCACCACCTGCTGCAGGGCCGACGCGTATTTGGTCGTGTCCTTGGGGCTCATCTCGGGGAAGACGGCCTCCACGCGCCACTCGTCCACGCTCCAGTCGATCTCGACCGACGCATCACCCCGCGCGGTCTCATGCGCCCAGAGCACATAGCGGCCGATGAGCTCGAGCATGTGCTTGACCGTCCGCTGGCGCACGCTGAAGATCTTCATGGTCGGCTCGCCCATTTCCGCGCCGACCGCGCGGTTGACGTCTCCGCCGCCGCCGTACCAGTGCTCGGGCAGCGTCGCGCCGCCGAGGACGTGGTTGCGCACCAGGCGCGCGAGGTCCGTGAGGTCTGCGGCCTGCAGCCCTGGCGTGACCGCGCCCCATATCTCCGCGTCATTGTGCACACGCACCGCGCCGGGCTTGGGCGGGGCGATGGTGCGCGCCCGCTGCGCCACCTCCTCCGGCGTCGCCCCCTTGAGGGTCACATCCCACACAAAGGAGCGCAGAAACGACGCGCGGTCCAGCTCGCCGAATAGCAGCATGTCATAGCCGTCTAGCCAGTCCGCCTGCGAGAGCAGGTCAGAGCGGCCGCGCATGCCTCCGGGCAGGGCGTTGATGCGCTGGTAGATGATCTCGCCGTCCGCAAAGGTGCTGCGGATCTCCTGCGTGCGCCGTGTGAAGCACTCCTCCTCCGGGCCGACCACCACCACCCGATAGCGACGTGCGCGGCCCTTGCGGTCCTTGGCCGTGACTATGCCAATGGGCTGCGACGGATTGTCGGGGTCCGAGACCACCGTCTCGATCAGTGCCGGGTCCAGCCAGCCCAGCCTCACGCGGCCCGTCATCTCGTTGCGGTAGGCCGGCAGCGCGAGCTCGCCAAACAGAGCCCACGAGCGCAGGTACTCCGGCAGGCGCTCGTCCATGCGGTTGATGGGGTCCGACCAGAAGCGATCGAGCTGCCTGGCGCGCGTCTCGTCCGGACACGTCAGCCGGACGCCCTCGGCGAGCAGATATGCTATCGGTAACTCGATCAGCCGGTTGGCAAGGGCGTTGGCCTCCCAGAGGTAGGCCGCCACCTGCTGCATGCGCGACTGCGTCATGGGGCTGAGGTCGCGCGTCGCATCGCCAGTGAGGCGCCGCCACTGATCGTCGTCGTCGTCGACGCTCACGCCCACGGCCTCTGCCACCCGCCGCGCCGGGGCGGGGGAGGGGGGCGGGAGGGCCCCGCCGAGGGCCCGGATGACCCACTCGCGGAGGCTCACAGGGATGCCCCCCATAAAAATCGGTTTATAAACGGTTTAAATCGGTTTATAAGGGGGGTCACGCGGCCCTCCGGTACATCCGTACCACCCGACGCCCCTGAGCGGCTTGTGGCGCGTCTGGCTCGGTCTCGGGCTCGACGGTCTCTCCGGCGGCCGGCTGCAGTGTCCGCCCGGCCGCGTTGCAGGCCAAGAAGCACGCCCAGGTGCGGTCGGCGTGGCCGCCCTCGTCGCGGTCGGCCACGAAGCGCGGCGTGCCGGTGGGCCCGGTCTCGCGCTTGAGCTTGTGCAGGTCGGTGCGCAGCGCCTGGTTGCCCAGCGGGATGCGCAGCGTCCGGTCCTCGAAGCGCGACTTGCCCACCGTCGCCAGTGTGATCTTGTTGGGGACGGTGAAGAGCACGCCCTCCACCGCATACTCGCCGTGCCGCCGCTTGGCGTCCTCCACCGGCTTCTCCCCCATGCCGGTCTGGTCCATGCAGGCGCGCACCACCTTGTACCGGGCGAACACGTCATCGAGCAGCGCGTCCTGCTCGCTGAACTTGATGCGCTGCCGCTCCACGATCTCGCGGGTCCACAGCACGTCGCCCACCTGCTCGAGCACCCAGATCACGAACAGGTCGCGCCGCGCGCCGATGTCCACGCCGACGAAGCACGGCCCGCCCTGGTACAGCTCCGGCTTGCCCGCCTGGTCATGCTCCACCTGGTTGATCAGGTCGAAGGGCAGCCAGGCGCTCGCCTCGTCGGCCCACTGCAGCTCGTACTCCTGCGCCCAGATGTCCTCGTCGGCAAGGCCGGCGCGCAGCGCTTCGACGTCGCGCGGCAGGCCGTCCGCCACCGCCTGGTAGATGTCCACCACGTGGTGGGACCACACGTCGCCGCCGGCGGTCATCAGGTCGTAGAACTTGTTGTTCTTCCCGTTGGGCGTGGAGGTCACGCGCAGCCGGTAGCCCGCCGAGATCACGGGGAACAGCGCCGCCCAGATCTTGCGGCTGTCCGCGTGGAAGGCGAACTCGTCCAGGAACACGTTGCCGCTGAAGCCCCGCGCGGTGTCCGGGTTCGCAGGCAGCGACGTGATGCGGGAGCCGCCCGGCAGCGTCACCTCGAACATCGCGTAGCGCGTGCCGTCCTCGGCACGGTACTCCGCCTCGAGCGACTCCAGCGCCACGCCGTAGGCCCGCGCGTGGCGCTTGACGCCCTCGTCCATCGCCTCCTTCGCCTGGCGCTCCCCGCGTGAGAGGATCACCCAGCGCTCGCGCGCGCCGCGCGCCTCCGCCTCGTAGCAGCCATCGACGATTTCGAGGGTCGTCGTGAAGGTCTTGCCCGTCTGCCGCGCGAACATCCCGATCTTGAATCGCGCCCGGTCCAGCAGCCAGCGCTGCTGATAGGCGTAGAGCTGGATCGCGGCCTGCGTCACAGCAGGTCTCCCAGGGCGCGCAGGGCCGCCAGCACCAGGGCGACGGTGAGCGCCACCACCGCCACCCCGCCCAGTGCCAGCACACCCACCACCCCCACCCCGTAGACCATCGTCATGGCGTGGCCTCCGCGGGTCGCACGATGCCGTACACCTCACGCCGGATGGTCTCCAGCGCCTCGGGCGACACCCCGGCGCGGCGCCCCGCGCTCACCGCGGTCTCCGCGGCCTTCTCGGCGGTCTCGCGGCGCACGCGCAGCTCCCGCTCCGCGTTCACCTTTTCGAAGCTCCCGATGTCGCGCAGCGCTTTGGCCAGCAGCATCACGTCCATCGGCTTAGCGCTGGCCTCCTCGCCCAGGTCCGCCGAGACCTGGAATGCCACTGTCTTGAGCATCTCCGACAGAAGCCGCGCCACGTCGCCCGACGGCTCCGCCTGCAGCTTGCCCACCCAGACCTTGGCGATCTCCTGCGCCTCGCGGTAGCGCGTCATCTGCTCGCGCGCCCGCTTGGCGTAGCGCCCCACCGCAGAGCGCGAGACATCGCCGCCCATCTCGCGGATCGCGCAGACGATCTCGTCGATGGTCGCACGCCGCTCGCGGATGGCGGCGTCCACTGCCTCGCGGATCTCGTCAGGCAGCCGGTCGATGGAGCTGATGCGCTGCCTCACGAGGCGCCGCCCTCCGCACCCAAATACGACACTGTGTCGTATTTGTTTACGCCTGGCGCAAAGCCTTTGCAGCCAATGCAATCAAATACGACACAGTGTCGTATTTGCCCCCGGCCCGGCAGCGGCCCAGCTGCGTCACGCATCCGCATTGCGCTCACTGTAGGGGGCGCGGCCGGCTCACGCCGGGCACCTCTGCGAGACCGCGCGCTACGTCCGAGCCGCGCATGGTGATGCGCGCGAGCACCGTGTCCACCAGCGTCTCCGTGGTCACGAGCCCCTGCTCGCACAGCCATTGCACATCGCCATACACCTGGTCGTAGCTCGCCGCCAGCGTGCGCCCCGGGATCGCCTGGTAGAGCAGCTCCACGCTCGCCTGGTACTGCGGCGCCTCGTCCAGCAGCTGCAGCAGCGCCAGGCGCCGTAGCTCCCGGACAGACTCGGCGAAGGTCTTAGTCATGCGTCATCTCGCATCAGGTGCCGCGACACCGTGTCGAGCATCAGGCGCGCGGCCTTGAACTCACCCGCGAGCTCGTGCATTGCCTTGCTCACGTCATCGAGACGCTCGTGCAGCCTTTGCAGATCCGCGTGCGTGGGCGCGTGGCGCGAGCGCTCCTCAAGCATCGTTAGGCGCGTGTCGGTGCTGCGCACCTGCGTCTCCAATGCGCTCTTCCAGCCGGCAAACTCGCGCGCCTTGACCGCGTTGGCGCTCGTGAAATAGACGTAGACCGAGACCGCGCCAACCAGGACGAACTGCACCAGGTCCAAGATCAGCCGCCACATCGACCAGTCGTGCATCACCACCCTCGTGTCCTTTTCTCAGCCTCGACCTCTGCCTGACACTCGACGCACAGCCGCACGCCCACTACCGCCGCGCGCCGCGCATCCGGCACGCGCTCGCCGCAGCGGTCGCACCACTTGGCCGACAACGCCTGCCAGTCGCCGTGCTGCACCCGCGCGCGCACCTCAGCGATGCCGTCCTCGCGCATCTCGGCCTCGCGCACCTCGGCGCGGTCCGCCTCGTCGCCCGGCTCGCGCTCAACAGTCTCGCGCTCCACGGCTAGCCCGCGACCCCGGCACCCGAGTCCGCAACCTCCGTGCCGCGCATCCGCGCCAGCACCCGTGCCCGCACCTCGTCGAGACGCGCACGCGCTTGGCCGCGCAGCAGCTCCAGCTCCTCGTCGCTCAGCGGGCGCCCCTCTGCCTGGGCCTGCTGGATGCGCATGCTCGCCGCCTGCAGGTGGCTCGCCACGTCCAGCGCGAGCAGCGCGCCCTCGGTGATGTACAGCAGCGTCTCAGCGGCGGCGGGGGACATGTCGATTTAGCTCCGTCTGCAGTGCAATAAGCGCCATGCGTGCGGCATCCAGGCGCCCTTGCGCGGTCGAGAGGTCCGGCGCATTGCCGGTGATGAGCATCTGCGCCTGCGCCAGATCACCCAGCGCACGGTCCAGGACGTCGAGCGCGCGCAGCGCCTCCTCGTCCGAGATGCTGCCCGACTGCGACAGCCGGTCCACCGTGGACGTCAGGCTCTCGTGCAGCGCGTACCCGTAGGCCAACTGGTCGCGCATGTCGCGCGGCGCAGTCACGGGCCCGGCACACGCCGCGAGCAGCGCGGCCAGGAGCAGCGGCCACAGCGCGTGTGGCGCAAGGCGCGCGCGCATCATGGCTCCTGTCTCCTGAACCACCCGGCCAGGGGTGTGTCAGTCCACTTGCGCAGCACCCAGACCACCACGCCATTGAATCCGAGCAGCGCCGCGATGAGCGCGTCCACATGCTGCGCCAGCTGATCGCGTATCTCCGGCGTGAGCTCGATCCCCATCACGGCAAGCGCCGCCACCACCAGGTTCACCATCGCGTACACAACCGTTCTGCTCAGCTTCACGGCCCCACCTCCTTGATCACGGCACAATCGCCGCTCGCCACGTTGATCTCGATCGCATCGCCGGCGTGCAGCGGCAGCGCGCGCCACGGCGCAGGCGCCAGCCGGCCCGTCTCGTCCGCGTGGTACACCTGCACCACCACCTGCCGGGACGCCTCATCGCCACAGCTCTGGATGCGCACGCGCGCCATCACGCAGCCCCAGCCAGGCTGAGCACGTGCCCCTCATCAGGCACCATGTCGCGCAGCAGCCACCCCCGCACGTCAAAGCCAGGGCACGTCTTCGTCATATCGAGCTCGCGGTGACCCTTCACCGCGGCAGCCGGGTAGCGCTTCAGCAGCGCCCGGATGTTCGCGGCAAGGGCGGCCCACGCGATGCGCGTGAAGCGGCTGCGCCCCACCATGCACACACCCACGCTCGTGCTGTTGTAACCGCGCACGTGCGCGCCCACCTCGTCCAGGTCGCGCCCGGTCGCGATCGCGCCGTTGACGTAGATGACGAAGTGATAGCCCACCGCTGCGAGATCCGGATTGCAGCGCTTGCGCCACTGCGCGCTGCGCGCAAAGCCTCGCTCCGCATGCCAGCGGTCGATGTCCTCCACCGTCGTGCGGCGCCCGTCTGGCGTGTCGCTGCAGTGGATGACGATCAGGTCGACGGCTCGACGCTGCGTGCTCGCAGACTCTTTCATGGGACGCACTTTGCCCCAGGGAGCGCAAGGGCATAAGCCATCCCACTACCCTCCGCTAGAGCGCGGAGCGGGTAGGGTAGAGCGCTGCTATCGCGATCGCCGCCAGATCCAGGGCGGCGTCGGGTCTGGGTGCTGCCACAACCCCACGCCTGCCTCGCGGGCCTCCCGCTCGAGCTCGAGCAGGGTGCGGTCCGCGAGATACCTACGGTATGCCCACGCCATGCCGCGACGCAGTTGCTCCGCGCTCGCGTCTACGCCCGCGCACATGACCGTTGCCACAGTGCGGCCATAGCGGTCTGTCGCCTGGACCTGGAGGACGGCCTGCTTGCCGTAGCACACGTCCGCGAGAGACCGTCTCGACGCCCGGCCGGATGGCTGCCCTATCTCCGGAGCGTCAATCTGGGCGAGCCGCACCTGCACCTGACGGTGCTCTGGGGTGAGCACAGTGAGCGAGTCTCCATCCGCCACGGCAACGACCCGCCCCGATAGGCGCTCGCCGGCCGCTGCGGACAAGATCGCCGCACACGCGACGATGACCAGCGCACGAGCGGCACCGCCCACAACGACACCGGCCATGCTACCGCGACCGCCGCAATGTGCGGACCGCTACTCGTACACCGTCACCTCGACGGCCTCGAGCGAAAACGTCCTGATCTCCTCGTCGTAGTCGAGCCACTGGTCGATCCCGAACGGGTGCACGCCAGGCTCGACGTTGCGCGTCGAGAATGGCCAGAGCTCGTCCGCCGCTACAGGCGTGCCATCCTCCGCGTGTCCGACGATGCGCACCTTGACGGCTACGGGCTGCCGGCAGCCTTGATGCATCACCGCCGCGCCCTTGAGGTAGACGCAAGAGCGCGTCTTGCACTCGTCCACCCAGCGCGCCTTTGTGATCCTCACCGAGATGTCCTTGGGCGAGCACTCAGCCCACGCCGTCAGGGGGAGTACCGCGCACAGCAGCAGCAAGACCAGTCGCATCAGCCGCCTCCTTTGAAAATCGCGAGCACAGCACCCAGTACCGACACCACCGCTGCAGCCACGGACACCACCGCCGCCAGGATGTGGACCGTGACCCCGTGCTCGCCACGCACCCGCACGTTGTTCATGACCGCCAGCGACTGCCGTTTGGCCCAGGGAGACCATTTGCGCCTCGGGGGATCATCCTTGATCGCCTCCTCCAGCAGACGACGCATCTCTGCGTCTAGGCCATCCCTGGGGGTGCGAGGCTGCATCCGTCCACATCTTGTTCTGGGTGATGGCCAAATCTAACACGCCGGAAGGATCTGCGCCGTCTCACCGGGTCGCCGCGTGCAGCAGGTCACGGAGGAAAGCGCGGAACTGCGGCGTCGCCAGCGCGGGGTCGCGCACCGCCTGCGCGTAGGTGATGGCGATCGCGGTGGCCATGAGCCGCGGCCCGAGCTGCATCTCCAGCTCTTCGGCGAACCGAGTGACGTACTCCACGCTCGCCGCCAGCTGCTCGACGTCGAGCGGCTGACCGCGCTCGGGTGCCTGCTGGTCGATCCCGGTCAGCAGCCAGTTGAGGTTCACGCCGCGTGACGTCGCAAGTCTCGCCACCCGATCCAGCGGCAGGTTGCCCCGCCGCTCCCAGTTGGCCAGGTTTGATGACGACATCCCGAGTGCACGAGCCGTGTCGGCCTTTGTCCGCAGGCCGAGGCAGTCGCGCAGCCGGGTCATCGCCGGCTCGTATGGCCATTCACCGCCTGTGCCGCTGTCGGTTGACATGTTAACTTGAGATAAATATTGTGATTCACGTTCAGTGACTCGATGCCTCCCGAGGAGGCTCGCCATGCATCCAGCAGATATCCAGGCCGCGCTGCTCAAGCGCGGCTACACGCAGGCCCGGGTGGCCCACGAGCTCGGCGTCAGCACCACAGCCGTCTCCAACGTCATCTGGGGCAAGTCCACATCCGCGCGCATCGAGCGCCGCATCGCCCAGATCATCGGCGCCACCGCGCGCGATGTTTTTCGTGGCACCGCCACGCCGCGGCAGCGGCTGCTCGCGACGGCCGCCTGACCTGCATTGTAGCCAGCGCAACAACATTTCACCCGGCGAAAGGCAAGAGACTTTATGGGCCTCCGCGGCAAAGACCTCCGGTGCGAGCTCGACCCCGAGCTGCACGACAAGCTCCGCGTGATGGCGGACTTTCAGGACCAGGATCTCTCGCGCGTCGCGGCGCGGCTCCTGGAGAAGGCAATAGCGGGCGAGTGGCATGAGTTCAGTCTGCTCCGCGCCCGGCTGGAGCGCAGCGGATTTGCGCGGAGTGACGCGCCCACCCGGGGAGCTGCGCGGAAAGGCGCGGAATGACGCCGCCCGCCGAGTACAGCAACGCCTCCCAGGAGCGCGGCTACCGCGTGCTCCTCACGCTCGCCGGGCACGAGGTCACGGGGCTCAGTCTGTCCGAGATCGCCAAGGCCGTCGGCGCGTCTGCGGCCACTGTGCTGCGTGACCTGCGGGTCCTCACAAAGGTCGGCCTGGCGGAGCAGCTGACCGCCACGGGTCGGTGGCGCCTGGGGCCCAAGCTGGTCCAGATCGCGATTGCTTATCACACCAACATCGACGCTGCCCGCCGCCGCCTCGACGAGACGGTGCAGCGCTACACCCGCATCCCCACATAAGGAGATCACATGGCACGCCCCGCCAAGCCCGCGCCCGAGTCAGCCCTGCAGCCCATCAACGACACCGTACTGCGTCAAGACCTCGACGCCGCCACAGCGCTCGGGCAGCAGATCACCGTCATCGATGAGCAGTACGGCGACGCTGTCCCCTACGACCTGCAGCGCCTCATCCACGAGACGCGCTTTTACCTGTCGCAGTCTGCCGAGGCCATGCTCGAGGCCGGCCGGCGGCTCATCCTGATCAAAGAGCACGAGCCGCACGGGCTTTTCCTTGACGCGCTCCATGCCATCGGCATTGATGAGCGCACCGCGCAGCGCTTCATGCGCGCGGCATTGCGCTTCGGCGACGAGGCCCGGGAGCTCGCGCGTCTGGGCCGCACCAAGCTCTACGAGCTGGCCTACCTCGACGACGAGGAGATCGATGCGCTGCGCGAGGGCGGCACGGTCGCCGGTCTGAGCCTCGACGACATCGACCGCATGTCCGTCGCCGAGCTGCGCACCAGTCTGCGCAAGATGCGTCACGACGCCAAGGAGGCCGAGGAGATGCACGAGCGACAGCTCCTCGACAAGAACCGCAAGATCGACGACCTCGCGCGCGCCCTGGCGCGGCGCGATCGCATGCCGCCCGAGGACCGCGTACAGGAACTCGTCGGCGACATCTGGCACGCCGTCGGTCACTTCCTCCCGGCCCAGGAGGAACTGCGCGCTGCGTTCGACGCCGTGCGCAACGCCCAGTCCGAGGACGCCATCCAGCCCGGTGCCATCTACACCGCGCAGTGCCAGGCCCTCGTCTGGCTCATGCAGCGCCTCGAGGACATCCGTCGCGAGTTCCACCTCTACGACGTCTCGCCGCTCGAGCCCGTGTCCGCGCCCTGGGAGGCCGCGCCACAAGACGCCCAGGCCGCAGAGTCACAGCAAGACCGCGCAGCCGCCTGAGCGGCCCGCCGGCACGTAGCCCAGAGGAGCCCACGGTATGCCGCAGCAGCACGACCTCGCCACCATCGACTACTGCCGCGCGCTCGCAGAAAAGCTCGCCTGGGCAAAGCGTGGAGAGCGTGGGCGGCTGCTGCGGGCGGCGTGCGACCTGCTCAATGTCAGCACCGCCACACTCTACCGTGAGCTGCAGCGCGTCGGCTGGACCTCCGGCCGCAAGCCGCGCGCGGACCGCGGCAGCACCGCCCTGGACGATGCCGAGGCCGACGACATCGCCACCATCCTCGCGCAGTCGACACGGGCCAACGGCAAGCGGCTCTGCAGTATCCAAACGGCATACGAGATCGCGGTGGCCAACGGGCTCGCGCGGCCTGGCCTCTCCCGCCAGGCGGTCATCAACGCGTTGCGCGCGCGCGGGCTGCACCCCGACCAGCTTGCACGGCCCGCGCCGCACACCGAGCAGCGCACCGAGCACCCCAACGCGCTCTAACAGATCGACGCCTCGGTCTGCGTCCTCTACTACCTCAAGGACACCGGCCTGGCGGTGGCCCGCGAGAAGGTCTTCTACAAGAACAAGCCCGCGAACCTCGCGCGCATCGCGGACAAGCGTGTGCTGCGCTACCTGGTGGTGGACCACTACAGCGGGGCGTTCTGGCTTGAGTACCGCACGGGCGCTGAGGACACCGAAAACCTCTTCAACGTTTTCCTGCACGCCATCACCAAGCGACCGCACCCGCAGGACCCGATGCACGGCGTGCCGTTCAACTTGCTGATGGACGCCGGCTCGGCCAACACCTCGCACCTGTTCACCGAGTTCCTGCGTGTGATAGACGTGCACCCGCTCACCCACATGCCGGGCAACCCTCGGGCGAAGGGCAGCGTGGAGAGCCACATGAACCTCGTCGAGCGCGAGTTCGAGTCCCGGCTCGCCTTCATGCGCGTGCGCGACCTCGGGCACTTGAACGAGCTCGCGCACCAGTGGTCGCGCACCCTCCAGTCCACGCGCCCGCACACGCGACACGGGCACACCCGCTTCGGGTTGTGGCAGACCATCCGGCAGCACGAGCTGCGCATCGCGCCCGATGCCGAGCTCTGCCGCGCGCTGCTCACCACCAAGCCGCAGCCCTGCAAGGTGCGCGGCGGGCTCACTGTCCGCTACACCTGCCCCAAGCTCGGCCCGCACGAGTACCCGGTGGACCACCTCCCCGGCGTGAGCGTCGGGGACCAGGTCATGGTCTGCGTCAACCCCTACAGCGCGCCCGAGGCCGTGGCCATCGTCACCGAGCGCGACGGCACCGAGCGTCGCTACGCGCTCAAGCCGCTGGTGCGGGACTACGCCGGTTTTATCGTAAATGCCCCTATCATTGGCGAGCGCTACGAGGCACAGCCGGAGACCCGCGCCGACGCCAACCGCAAGCGCCTGCTCAAGCGCGCCTTCGGCGCGGAGACCCTGCGCGACGCCGAGGCGGTGCAGGACCGCGGCACACCCGCCATGCAGGGGCGCCTCGACCCGATGGCCGACATCGAGCTCAAGCAGGCCGAGGTGCTCGGCTACATGCAGCGGCGCGGCATCCACCTGCCCATCGCCGCCGCGCCCGTCGAGGTTGCGCCGCTCAACCACGCCCAGGCCGCCATCCGGCTGCGGCGCGAGGGGGTGGAGATGAGCCCGCAACGCTACGCGGCGCTCGTGGAGCGCTTCCCCGCTGGCGTCCCGGAGGACGCCATCGCGGGCCTGGTGGCGCAATGGGCCGCGGGCGCCGCCGCGCCCGTGGAGGCCGCACCGCTCAACCACACCCAGGCCGCCATCCGGCTGCGGCGCGAGGGGGTGGAGATGAGCCCGCAACGCTACGCGGCGCTCGTGGAGCGCTTCCCCGGTGGGGTCCCGGAGGACGCCATCGCGGGCCTGGTGGCGCAGTGGGCCGCGGGCGTCACCGCGCCGAGTGTGGAGGCTGCACCGCTGCGCGCGGTGCGCTGACAAGGTGATCGGGACGAGTGCTGACACACCCGCCCCGATCGAGTCCCCAGTGGCTGGACCAGCGAGGAGAGGTAATCATACATGACAGGCACCGCCAGGCCGGCAAGTCCGGTCGCACCGCCGGGCCGCGTTAAGCGGCCTTCGCACGCGCGCGCCATCAGGCTCAAGCGCATCCTGACCCAGCACCACATCTTGCCGAGTGCGCTTGCCAAGGGCATAACGCAGCGCAGCGGCAAGCCGCTTAGCAAGTCTGCCATGTCACTCATGCTCGCCCGCGGTGTGATGCCCGCGCGGACACCGCCGGCGGACATCAAAGCCCAGGTCGAGGCACACCTGCGCGCGGCCGGCGTGCCCGAGGCGGACATCGCGCAAGCGTGGGAGCCAGACGCCTCGGTCGATGAGGCCAATCCTATCCCGCCGTCGCGGGTGGACGCGTCGCTGCGCGCCCATCGCATCAGCGTCGTGCGCGTCGTGCCGGCCACCGCCCGCCCATCCAGCCCAGCAGCGCAGCCGACCCACCCGGCCGCGCTCATCCCACCAGTGGAGCCTGACATGCTGACCCAAGACGCCAAGCGGCACTTCAAGCTGTTCCGCGACCCCTTCCAGCACGACGTGCAGACCGGCGATGACGTGTACATAAACCCCGACATCCGCTATGTCCGTGAGTCCGCGTTCAATGCCGCCAAGCTCGGCGGCATGCTCGCGGTGGTCGGCGAGAGCGGCGCCGGCAAGAGCGTGCTGCGCCGCGACCTGATCGACCGCATCCAGCGCGAGGGCCATCCCGTGCGCATCGTGCAGCCGCGCGTCATCGACAAGGGCACGCTCACCGCCGGGCAGATCTGCGAGGCCATCCTCGACGACCTGCGCCCGGGCGTCCCCGTGCCGGCATCGCTCGAGCGCCGCGCGCGGCTCGTGGAGAGGCTCCTCACCGAGTCCGCGCGCCTGCAGAACGCGCACGTCCTGCTCATTGAGGAGGCGCACGACCTGCGTGTGCAGACGCTCAAGTTCCTCAAGCGCTTCTGGGAGCTCGAGGACGGCTTCAGAAAGCTGCTTTCCATCATCCTGGTCGGCCAACCCGAGCTCAAGGTCAAGCTCGACGAGCGGCAGAGCTGGGAGGCGCGCGAGGTCATACGCCGCATCGAGATCGCAGAGCTTCCGCCGCTCGACAAACACCTGCGCGAGTATCTCGACTTCAAGATCCGGCGCTCGTCACCGGACCGCAGCATCGACGACATATTCGATGCCAGTGGCATAGACGCGATACGCACCCGCCTCACGCACTGGGACGGCCGTCGCACGCTGTCAATGCTCTACCCGCTGAGCATCAACAACCTCGCCACCCGCGCCATCAACGCCGCCGCTGCCAACGGCGTGCCGCGCGTCGACGGCGCCATCGTCGCGGAGATCTGACATGACCGCCACAATGATCATCATCCTCTGTGCACTTGCCGCCGGAATGCTCCTCCTCTGGTGGTGTGTCATGACCCTCTCGTCGGCGATCGACGCGACCGTCACCGCGCCCGAGCTCGCGCCCGCCGCGCCCGCCACCTGGGTCGAGCCCGACGATGCGCCGGTGCTGCCAGACGCCGAGCTCGACCGCTGGGGCAAGATCTACCGATCCAACCCCCGCATCGCTGCGCGCGGCATCCCCTTCGACACCTTCGTGCGGGCGCCGCAGAAGATCCTTGCCGCTGTCATAGTCCGCGCTGACCAGGTGCCGGAGGACGTGGTCGATGCGCACATCATGCGTGTCGAGCGACTGCTCGAGCGCGATCGCCGCCGCCACGACCTCGTCCAGCGTGGCGGCGGGCTCGTGGAGCCGATGCACCACCACCGGCACTACAAGCCGGCTCCGAGCCGTCACAACCCTAAGATCCTTTCCGGGAGCCGCACATGGCCAAAGGCTTGAGCAACAGCGGTCGCCCAGAGGCCATCCGCCAGATGCTGGCGCGGGCCCATGCAGGCCTCACCACCAGGGAGATTGCGGAGGAGCTCGGGATCGAGACGCGCGTCGCCTCGACCAACCTCATCCAGATGGAGGAGCGCGGAGAGCTGGTGCGCTCGGTCGTCGAGCGCCCGCGCAGGGCGCCGGATATCCTCTGGCGTCTCACCGGCGTCACCGCCGGCGCGAGGCCCTTTCGGCTGCCCGGTACGCCGCTCTCGCCCAAGCCGCTGCGGCGTGATGAGATCGATCCTCCGGTCGTCAAGGCGGTACGCCTGCTGGGCTCTCACCTCGACCGCCCGCCTGGGGCGGGCGCGCCGTCGCAGTCGCCGACGCCGACCGTCCTCGAGCAGCAGGCGCCCGAGGCTCCCGAGCGTCCAGCGCCAGCACCTCAGCGGGTAGAGGTGCCGGCCACGGTGGCGGAGCAGGGCAAATACGACACTGTGACGCATTTGCCCGAGCATCCCGTGGCCACACCCGCCCCCCCGCAGCCGCGGGGGCAGTTTCGGGCGGCGCTCTACTCGGACGGCACGCTCATCCTCGAGCACGTCCCCAACGGCCCCGAGATCCTCGCACTGTCGCGAGAGTGCTCGCGCACCCTGGTCGACTACCTGCTGTCATTCCACAGTCATGCCGACGAGGCGCATGGGTGAGGCTCACATGTCCCAGTTGCGGCTTTTGCGGCGACCCCGAGTCCTACCTCGCGGACGCGCAGTGGCGCGAGGCCATCGCTGCAGCGCTCATGCTCCCTGGACCGCTCGGCGACCGTCTGCTGCGCTACCTCCGGCTTTTCTCGCCGCGGTCGCGCGCGCTCTCGCCAGACCGCGCGGCACGCCTGCTCACGGAGCTGCTCGGCCCTATCGCCGAGGCCAAGGTCGAGCGTCACGGCCGCACCTGGCCAGCGCCCCTCGACTACTGGTCCCACGCGCTGGACGAGATCCTCAGCCGCCGCGAGCAGCTGCAGTTGCCGCTCAGGTCGCACGGCTACCTGCTCGAGATCGTCGCCGCGATAGCCGGCAAGGCGGAGGCCCGGACAGAGGCCAAGGTCGAGCAGACCCGCGCCTACGCGCTGGGCCGCGAGCAGTCGCAGGCCGGCCTGGTGCGCGCGGCGCCGCCCGAGGAGTTCCGGCAGCTGGTCGAGCGACTCAAACGCAAGGAGACACCCCATGACCCAGCATGAAGTTTTGCAGCTACTGCAAAAGCATATCGGCCGCAGCAACGGCGTGAGCGCCGACGAGATCGGCCGCGCGCTCGACCTCGAGCCGCGCCAGGTGCGCAAGCTGATCTCTCAGCTGCGCGCCGAGGGCATCGCGGTCTGCGCGCACCCCACCACCGGCTACTACATCGCCGACGATCCCGACGACGTGCTGCGCACCTGCGAGTTTTTGCGCAAGCGCGCGATGCACTCCCTCGAGATCCAGAGCAAGCTCCTCAAGATCTCGCTGCCCGACCTCATCGGACAGCGCCACCTCAGGACATGACAATGCCAACTCTCGCCACCATCGAGGCGCTCGCGCGCGAGCTCGCCGAGCGCCAGCAAGTCCTCAACGACCGGGCGCAGGCCATGCAGATCGAGATCGAGTCCGTGCGCCGCCGCCACATGCGTGGGCTCAAAGCCGCCGTGCTGTCCGCGCAGGAGATCACCTCGCGGCTGCACGCCGCCATAGAGGCCGCGCCAGAGCTCTTCGTCAAGCCGCGGACCCAGGTTTTCGCCGGTATCAAGGTCGGACTGCAAAAGCAGCGGGGCTCGCTCTCCTGGGCGGACACCGCCAAGCTCGTCGAGCTCATCCGTCGGCACCTGCCCGAGCAGTTTGATCAGCTGGTCCGCACGGAGTACCGCCCCATCCGCGACGCGCTCAACCGCCTGGACGTCGCCACGCTGCGCAAGCTCGGCGTCACTGTCAGTGACGACACCGACGCGGTCCTCATCAAGCCGACCGACGGAGGCCTCGACAAGCTCATCGAGGCCCTCATCCGCGAGGCCATGCAGGACGAGGAGGTCGAGGCATGAGGCGCGCACCGCACGTCCCGGACCCGGATCGACTGGTCGCCATCGGCCTGGTGGTGGTGTGGCTCGTGGCCATGCTGCTCGTCCCCGGCTGGCCTGGAGGGCTGGCGTGATGGAAGCCCGCGACGCCAAGCTCGCCGCCGCGCGTGCGCGCCACGGCAAGCCTTTTGTGACCGACGTGCCCATCCGGCGCGTCGCACCCAAGAGCGCCTTCCTGCGCCGTCTCGAGCGTGCGCAGCAGGCGGAGCGCGACAGCCGGGCTCCGGTCCTCGCGCTCAGGAGATCCGCGAAGTAGCCCCATGCGGCCGGGGGCAACGACGGCCGCGATATGCAGGAGATGCATACTTGAACAAGGCAGAACTCATCGAGGCAGTGGCCAAGGAGGCCGAGCTCACCAAGACCGCCGCGGCCGATGCAATTGACGCCGTCATCGACACCATCATGGTGGAGGTGGCAGCCGGCAACGGGGTCGTCATTGCGGGCTTCGGGTCCTTCCAGGCTGTGGAGACCAAGGCACGCACGGGCCGCAATCCTAAGACCGGTGAGAAGATCAAAATCGCCGCCGGCCGCAAGGTCAAGTTCCGCGCTGGCCTGCTCTTCAAGCAGGCCGTGAGGACGAAGAAGGGCAAGAAGTAGCCGCGGCAGCGTATGCGAAACGCATCGCGGGCTCGTGAGAGCCCCGTGATGCGTCTGCCGGGCGTGGTGGCCCGGCACTGATGAGCAGCCATGATGCCCGCATATCCAGCCTCAGCTCGCAACGCCCAGCTCGCGCAGATCCACATCGCCAAGAGCCAGCTCGGCCTCGCGGACGACACCTACAGGGACATGCTCTGGACCGTCGCTCGGGTGCGCAGCGCGGCTGAGCTGGATTTCGCGGGCCGCATGCGCGTCCTCGAGCACCTGCGCGCGCGGGGGTTCCGGCCCGCGCCGCCGCGCAAGGCCGCGGGCCCGCAGGAGCAGGCACCAAAGCTCGACGAGGGGCCGCAGGCCTCCAAGATCCGCGCGATGTGGATCGCGCTCGCCGAGGCCGGCGTCGTCCGGGATCGTTCAGAGCGCGCCCTCCTGGCCTTCGTGCGGCGGCAGACCGGCGTCGAGCGCATGGAGTGGGCCAGCATGCGCCAGCTCGACAGCGTGATCGAGGCGCTCAAGGACTGGGCACGCCGCGCCGGGCGCCTCGCTGATGACGGGACGATCGCCTGATGGCCAAGGTCATCAAGCGCGGCGTCCAGGGGCGGCTCGGCAGGACGCCGTATCGTGGCCCCGAGCTGCTCCTGGATCTCTCGGAGCGCCTGGCTCGCGAGCTCATCGCAGTCTGCGGCATCCCGGACGACGCGGCCTACCGTGTCGCGATGGACGCGGTCAAGGTCGTCGCGGAGGCCTACGGCGGCGGGCAAATCTATTTCCCGCGGCCGCGGCACGGCAAGAGCCATGTGACGTGGTTCGACCTCCAGGCGCGCGACCTGCAGATCTACCGGGCATACAACGGCCGCAACACCCAGGCCGTCTGCAAGCGCTACGGCATCTCGAGAGAGCGGGTCCGCCAAATCGTGCTGCAGGTGCGGCTCGAGCGGCGCGCTCAGCTCGCGCGGGTCGGCCGCGGTAGCGAGCCCGCCCCCGCCGCCGCGCCTACTACCTCCGCCAAGCTCTTCGACGGCGAGTAGCCCCGCACTGTGGGCCGGGGGGCACATCCATCCGGCCTAAATACGACACGATGTCGTATTTGCCCACCCAGCGCCTTGGGGGGGGCGCCTGGCATCCCCGCGCTCGCGCCCTCAGTGTGTGGGGCTATGTGGACCGCCGGTCACTGACCGCGGGCTTTGCCGCAAAAGAGCTCCCACAGACCGGCGTGCATGCGACGGTCCCCAGCCTCCCACTGCTGCCAGGCTCTGAGGGATGCATGCACCAGCGCGGCAGCCTGGCTCTGCGTCAGCCCTGCGGCCAGCCGACGAGCCAGTATGTCGGCCGGCGTGGGGCTAGCCGCCGGCCCCGTGGGGGGCCGGGCGTCTAGCTTGGGATCAGGAGTAGTCCCAGTCATGGTCGTAGCGTCGCTGGACAAAGGCCACGAGCTCGCAGGCGCGGTCGACGGCTGCGATCTGCTCGTGATCCGTGCCGTCGGCAATGATCGGTACCTCGTCGGTGTCGGCGCTGTAGACATAATAGCCGCGGCGGATGCCCGGGACGGCCTCCCTGGGGC